TTTGGTCTTGACGGAAGGGCGGAACTTTCAACAGATGGATATGTCCCCGCGCAATGTTGCGCTGTTTGACAACGCCATAAGCGAGTGGGAGATACACGCGCGACAGATAAGCGGAGCGACCGAGGCATTGATGGGAGAAAGCCCTTCGGCGGGGACACCATTCAAGTTACACGAATTGGTAACACTTGAAGGCAAAGGACTGCACGCGTATCGACAAGGCAAAATTGCCGTTTTTATGGATGAGATTTACCGCGATTGGATTATCCCCCGTTTGCAGACGGAGATAAAAAATGAACAGGAGTTCTTGTCAGAGTTGAGTGTGGACGAACTGCAACAAGTCGCCGAGCAGGTTGCCGCTTCGCGGTTGAATAGAATGATAAAGGATATGGTACTTGCGGGTGAGTATCCGACACCAGTGCAGATAGAAGAGATGCGGTTGAACCTCCGCGATGTCTTTCTTAAAAAGGGTGCACGGCAGTTTATAAAAATCTTTGCGAAAGAGATGGAGGATACGCCCCTCGCCGTCTTTACCAATATCGCGGGCAAGCAGAAGAATATGGCGCAGATGACGGATAAATTGGTCAATGTATTCCGTCAGATTATCGCCGCGCCGAATGTACTCAATGAACCGCGTATGGTAAAGTTGTTGAATAAGATATTGGAGTCGTCGGGAATGAGTCCGATTGATTTTGGAACTATTTCCGCCCTCACTCCACCCGTTGCTTCTCTACCTCCTACTGGACAACAACCAACCCTAACGGCATAATATATCTATATGAACGAGTTACACAATTCTTTTCTCCAACATTTCGCGGATGATGAACATCTCGTTGACGCGGTGCGCGCGTACTTGAAAGAACACGCGTGGGAGAAAGTCAAAAATATGCGTCTTATTGATGAACTCAATCTTTCCAATGAGCAACTCGGTGCAGTTATGCGTTCTTACTTCAATGCGATAGAATGTATTGACAACGCTTTCGTTGACTTGAGAAAGTATAAAGGTCGTGCTATTAAAAACACAACTAATAACTTAGAAAGATGATGAAAAAGTATATGTGGTTTTCTCTGGTGGTACTCGTACTCGTGCTTGTGGCGAGTCAAGTTCCCCGAGCAGACGCGAATACCGCGTTAGGCGGTGAGTATGCCCCAGTGGGAACGGGATACAGTACCACCACTTCCCCCTTATTCAATCTCCCCGCAAAGGTCTCACTCATTAAAAGTGGTCGCGGTTCTTTTGGTTCGGTGAATGTCCTTGAGACGGGAAGTGGCGGTGGGGACTTTGAGTTTTACGATGCAACCACGACGAATATCAACTTGCGCGCTTCTTCAATGGCGTCTTCCAGTATCTTCCTTGGTTCAATTCCGAATGATGCAACGGCGCGGGAATACGCTTTTGATATTGCGCTTAACAATGGTCTCGTGATGGTGTATACAGGTGGAGGCACAGTCGCGACGACGACGATTAACTTACGATAAGAATAAAATGGTCGGTATTATTTTTTATTAGTGTTTTATTTTAGTAGAAAAAAAGACGAGTATGAACAATAAATTAGTGTTAACTGGTGTGGGAATTGTTGCTGTGCTCGCGCTCGTTTTCTCGCTGACAATAGGAGCGAGCACGAAAGAAGTTGATACTGCCGTTATCAAGTCGGCACAGAGCATATACCCGCAGTTGTATAACCAACTTAGAGAAGAGTTCAGCAAGTTGGGAGCAGTACCGAGTGATTCTTTTCCTGGTGAGCGTCTCTGTGTTGGCGGTGTGTGCCGATATTTCTATCGGCAGGACTTCCGTTTGGGGACAACTACCTGTTCCTTCAAAGTCCCACTTTCTCGTGTACGGCGGGTAAAGTTGATGGACTTCCTTGTTGATGTACGAACGGGAACGAGTACCGCGCAGGACTGGGTTGTGGCAACTTCAACAACGGGATACAGCGCACTGACCACGACAATCTTACACGGAACGCTGACTAGTTTCGGCACGCTGTCATTCCAAGGAGATAGCGCGACTTCAACGGCGGCGACATCGTATCCCGCAACTGGTATATTCGGCACTACCACTGATAACGGAGCAGGAGACCAGTGGGTGAATGTAGGAGTGAACCTGACCGGCAATCGTTTCCTTCCTCTTACCCCGTCAACAGCGGGGAGTTGCACCGCGGTCTTCCAAGAATTGTAATTCTTTATATTTTTAGAGAACCATTAACTCTTAAAAGATGGAAAATAATAATGAGAACGCTAACTCTTTAAATGGCGAATTAAACGACGTCAAAGTTGAAGAAAACGATGATGTCGCTGTCCTCAAAGACAAGGCGGAGAAGGCATTAGCCGCCAACAGGCAACTCTTTGAACGGGCTAAAAAGGCGGAAACAGAGGCAAAAGAATTGCGCGACTTCAAGGCGAAAACTGAAGAAGCAACGAAGGCAAAAGTTCCGCCTGTTGTGCCTGAACAATCAGACGAAACTGACTACGGAAAACTGGCGTATCTGCATGCGCGCGGAATCAACGATGAGGGCGATGTAAAAATCGTCCAAGATGAAGCAAAACGGCTCAAACTGCCCCTCACAGAAGTATTGGCGATGGAACACATCAAAAACAAACTTCAAACGAGTAAAGAAATGCGGGAAGCCCAAGCGGGCATTCCTTCAGGCAGTGGACGCGGTGGCGGTTCTGGCGGGAAAAATGAAGTGGACTACTGGCTCGCCAAAGGCGAGGGACAATTACCCATGGGTAATCAAGAACTTGCCGAAAAAGTCGTTAACGCGCGAATGAAAAAAGAAAGCAGTAAAAAGTTTTCTGATATTATGTTCAGTCAGTAGGTCGGTGTAGTCAGGCGTTTGATTGTATTAGCAGAAGTATATTTTGGGTATGTCTTCAATAATTCAGTATGAAGACATACTATTGACAAAATGGCTAATACACTGACTTATAATCGTCATGATTATATCACAAAACTCCGCGAACGATTGAATAAACCCGTAAACTGGACGGAGTGTATGAATGTGATTTACAGCGATAGTCGTACTATCGTTAATTCCATTCTCTCCACAGAACCGGCGGTGCAGACGCTCACGCGCGGTACGGCATACACCTATCAGGACTTTGCGCTCACGGCGGATACGCTCACGATTAACACAGACCGCGTTATCCCGATTCTCATTGATGAGGCAGACCGTTATCAGCAGACGTATTTCCAGCAGATGGAAATTGCTGATTATCAGGGAAAACTTATCAACGAGTATATGCAAGCGCAGGTATTGGCGCAACACGCATCGTGGCGCGACTTTGGCGTTGGTGATTTGAACAACACCTCCTCCAATGATACGACCCAGATTACCGTGAGCGCGACCAATATTGCGAACCTCTGTCGTGCTATCAAGCGGAAGGTGTACGCGAATAACGGCGTTGAACTCGCGGTTGAAAGGGGCTTCTTCATCGTCTGGCGACCTGCGGACTATGAATTGCTTGAGCAGTTCGTGCAAGCCAATGGCTTTAGCGAGGCGGATGTCGCACTCAAAAACGGCGTTCCGGTTGGAATGAAGTATTTGGGTATTGAACACTACCTCTCTAACGACCATACGGCGAACCACTTGTTTGCGGGTGTCAAGAAGGCGGGCAAGGATATTGGTATTCTGCGCTCCACCTTTGGACAGGTGAAGTTCATTGAAGACCCCGGTTTGGTTTCTGGTCTCGGTGTTGTTTCTCGCGTTGACTATGGCTTCTCATTCCCCACGGCTGGTCCTACGGGACAGGCATTGTTGGATATGAGTATGGACATCAATGTAGCGTAAACACACAAACCCGCTTTTTTATAAGCGGGTTGAAGTACGGATAGTACCTTTATTTCAATAGTATCTTTATTTCAATCTGCTTATAAAAAAACAAAATGACTATCAGTGATATAAACCAAGAAATACGAGACCTCTGCGATGCGGACTCTACGAGTTTGACTAATGCAACGCTCCTTCGCCGCGTCAATACGGCATACGAAACCGTTGTTGGTAAGATTATTCGTGTTGATGGATTCTGGCAGTTTGACGATGATAACTTTTCCACTTCTCCGCGTGGAACGGGAACACTGGTGAGTGGACAGCATATTTACACTTTTTCTGATAAGTTTTTACAGGTAGAAGAGATAGATATTCTTGATACTAGCGGCTATTTCAAGCGTATTGAACCCTTCGATGCCGCCTCCGGTGATATGAGTTTTGAGGAGTATTTCAATATCACTTATTCAGGAGGTACATATACTGCTCCTTCGGGATTTCCTTCGTATTACGATAAACAAGGAAGCGTCATTCGTCTTGATAAAGCGCCAACGGCGACAACCGCAACGCTTACAAGCGGCTTGCGGGTAACATTCAAACGCACGGCTGATACTTTCACTTCTGCACAAGTAACGACAGGAACGAAACAACCGGGCTTTGACTCTCAATTCCATATTATCCTCTGCTATATGGCGGCTATTCCTTTTTGTCAGTCTTACAAGAAAGACCGCGTGGCGCTTTATGAAAAGAAAGTTATTGATTTAGAAAAGGATTTATTGGCGCACTACGGCACACGCCAGAAAGACGAACGGAGTGCCTTGCGAATAGCAACTATAAACTTCAGATAAAAATATGGCGACGACACTTACAATGGAGACGGAAGTGAATAGCACAGCACTATCTTTCGAGAATAGACAAGTTTACTCTCCGACCTGGAATGACGCAACATATACGTGGGACCAAGCAACGGGGACTTGGGATGTGCCTTCTGTGCCGATTATTGAAGAGGACGAAATTAACAGCGTTTCCTTATCTCTTGAAACACGATGAATTGGCTTCTTACATCTTTCCTTTCTCTCGCGGTGAGTGTCCTCGGTGTGTGGGGAGTGTATAACTATGTTTCTTTGATTGCGCTTGA